AATGCCAGTAATTAAATGCTCAAACGGAAAATATAGAATTGGATCAGGTGCTTGCATATACGATACAGAGGAAAAGGCGCAAAGCGTATGGGCTGCAATTCGTGTATCAATGGTTGATAGTTACAAAGATTACCCACAAGCCGCAAGAGTAAACGCGCAAAGAGCAATAAATATTAGAAATCAATACGATCGTAAATGTGGAACGCCTGTTGGTTGGGCGCGCGCTAATCAATTAGCTAAAGGCGAAAATATTACAAGGGATACAATAGCAAGAATGGCAAGTTTTGAAAGGCACAGAGAGAATAGTAAAGGCGATCCAAAAGTAGATTGCGGTGCGCTTATGTGGTTAGCTTGGGGTGGCGACGAGGGCGTTGCTTGGGCGCAAAAGAAACTTGAACAAATTGATAATGAAAAAGCACGTTAAAATATACCTGGATTATTTCGGTTACGGAATAGAGGACTTTATACCCTGTGAGGCTTGCGGATCTAAAGCAGTTGACATTCATCACATAGACGCAAGGGGAATGGGCGGATCAAACAAGGCAGATACGATTGAAAACTTACAGGCATTATGTAGGCAATGCCACGTTGTAATGGGGGATACAAAGACGCACTATGATTATTTAAAAGACATACACAATAAAAAAATAGATGGCAAAGGTTAAAAGTGATTCAAAAAAGGTTAATTTTGGTAAAAGGAAATGCGGACACGCTAAGAAATCCTATAACAAACATAGCCAAAGACCTAAAGCATATAGAGGTCAGGGCAGGTAAATAAAAAACCTATGATAAAAAAAGTCAAGATTACGGAAGTAATTGCTAACCCTAATAATCCTCGTTTAATTAAAGATGATAAATTTAAAAAATTAGTAAAGTCAATACAGGACTTTCCTGATATGTTAAACGTAAGACCTATTGTAGTAAATAAGGATATGGTTGTACTTGGTGGCAATATGCGCCTAAAGGCAATTAAGGAAGCAGGGCATAAAGAAGTCGCAGTTGAAATAGTCGATTGGAACGAGCAGCAGCAAAAAGAATTTATTGTAAAGGATAACGTAGGATATGGCGAATGGGATTGGGATGACCTGGCTAATAATTGGGATGCACAAGAATTAACAGATTGGGGGTTAGATATACCAAACTTTGAACAAGAAGTATTAGAGGCAGAGGAAGATGACTTTGCCGTTCCAGATGGCGGAATAGAAACGGACATAGTATTAGGCGACTTATTTGAGATAGGCGAACACAGATTACTTTGTGGGGATAGTACAGATACAAATAATTTAGACAAACTTTTGTTAGGTAAAAAGCCAGAACTATTATTAACTGACCCACCTTACGGAATAGATTATGGCGGTATGCTTAAAGGCAAGGGAGATGGTAAAGGAGGCGCAGATAAAAACGGATGGAAATCTTACGATGCTCCTGATTGGGATAAGTCAAAGCCTATAAGTGGAACTTTACAATACCTATGTCAAATAACTGAAAATCAAATAATATGGGGAGGTAATTACTTTACCGATGATTTGCCACCAACAATGGGTTGGTTAATTTGGGATAAAGGACAAAGAGGATTTAGTTTAGCAGATGGGGAAATGGCTTGGACTTCTTTTAACAACGCTTTAAGAATAAAAGAATACGCAAGGGCAAAAGCAAATAGAGAAGAAAGAAATCATCCAACTCAAAAGCCTATTGAGATAATGTCTTGGTGTTTTGAATACGCAGATAGACATTCAAAGATTGAAGTTAAGTTAGTTTTAGATGCTTATCTTGGTTCTGGAAGTACAATGGTAACTTGTCATCAACTAAATAGGATTTGTTACGGAATGGAATTTGACCCTAAATACTGCCAAGTGATTGTAGATAGAATGAAAAAACTTGACCCAACTTTAGAAGTAAAAAGAAACGGAAATGCGTATATAAAAACAGAACAATAACAGAATGAGCAAAGAACATTTAATACCATATAAGCCAGGTGAATCAGGCAACCCAAATGGACGTCCAAGAAAGTATGTTAGTCTACTCAAAGAGCAAGGTTATAAGCTAAGCGAAATAAACGATACAATCCAAGTGATGATGTCAATGGATATGGACGAACTTAAAAAGGTTTGGGATAATCCAAAGGCTACGATATTAGAAAAAACTATTGCAGCAGCTATGCGTAAGTCTTTAGAAAAGGGCAGCTTGTATTCTTTAGATACTTTACTAACCAGAGTATATGGCAAGCCTAAAGAACAAATGGATATTCAGCAAGATACCAGGATCGAGGTTGTATTTGTTGAAGGCAAAACTATTTTATAGTGCGCATAGAATTACCAAGTCCACATATAAACCAAAAGAAAATATTAGAATGCGATAGGCGTTTTATTGTGGTTATGTGCGGACGAAGATTCGGGAAATCAGAACTATCACAGATACTATCAATCAGCGAAGCAATCAAAGGTGGGCAAGTCGCCTACATTACGCCTACCTATAAATTGGCAAAGGCATTTTTTGAAAGGCTTACGGCAGCACTTCCTTTTAAAAACAATATCAGTAACTTAAAGATATATTGCCCTAATAACGGATCAATTGAATTTTATACAGGGGAACGATTAGACAATTTAAGAGGTCGCAAATTTCATTTAGTTATCATAGACGAGGCGGCTTTTATCCCTGACTTAGAATCAGGATGGCAGAATAGCATACGCCCAACGCTAACTGATTATCAAGGTAAGGCGGTATTCCTATCCACGCCCAGAGGCAAGAACTTTTTTTACTCTATGTTTATGAAGCAGGGCGAGGCTGATTGGCAATCTTTTAAATTTAGTACCTATGACAATCCATATATCAATACAAGGGAAATAGACGAAGCTAAATTGCAGTTGCCAGAGGTTGTATTTGAACAAGAGTACCTTGCAAACCCTTCGGAAAATAGCGCAAACCCATTCGGGAATGCATATATAAAAAACTGCATCCGTCCTATATCAAGTCAGCAAATCGTAGCTTATGGGATTGACCTTGCTAAGTCAGTTGACTTTACAGTTATCATAGGGCTTGACAATGGGGGTAACGTGGCTTATTTTGACCGCTTCCAAATGGATTGGCATAATACTAAGGAAACAATTAGAAGGCTCCCTGCTGCGCCTATATTAGCGGATAGCACAGGTGTTGGCGATCCTATCCTTGAGGACTTAAAAAGGGAAGGAATAAACATAGAAGGCTTAAAGTTTACAAGTCAATCAAAGCAACAATTAATGGAGGGATTAGCACAGGCAATCCAACAGAATAAGATAGGCTATCCAGAGGGGGTTATCGTAGATGAATTGGATATATTTGAATATCAATTTACGGCTAATGGCGTAAGGTATTCTGCGCCTTCGGGATTCCACGACGATTGCGTTATGGCATTGGCTTTAGCCTGGCAGAACTTTAACTATAAAAGGGGATCAGGGCGTTACGCCTTTGCTTAATTACCGCTTATCCTTTATATTTACCGCTTATCATATTTTTAAATAAATATTTACAAGATGTATAGAATATGTATAAAAGTTGTATATTTGAATCCTAAACCAAAACAAACACTATGAACAGATTAAAAACCTTACAAGAAAAAAGAAACGAGCAATACAAAGCGGAAAGCCTATCAGGAAAATGGTTCTGGTATATTATGGGCGGTGCTTTATTATTAACGGCTTTAATAGAAAACTTATAATATGCCATATTCAACTTGCTGCGGCGCACATACCACAATGGAAGAAATAGATATTTGTCCTGACTGCTTAGAACATTGCGATTGGGAAGATGAGGAGGAGGAGGAAACACCTCAAGAGGAATTACAACAAGATAGGGAAACGGATCGCTTATTAGAACAAGAACAAATAAACAAATTATAAACTTACGCCGCCTGAAGGATTTTTAATATTAAAAAAACAAAGGTAGTAATTTGGTGAACTTTGGGCGGCTTTTTTAAATCAATTTTATGACTAAGAATAATTATTTAATGGGGCAGGAATATATGATCCGCCTGGAAAATGAGTTGCTTATAGAAAGGATTGCAAAGATTGAAAAGGAATTAGGCTTAAAAGAAAAGGAAAATAAAGAGTTAAGGATTCAAATAAAAATGCTAAATTTAGCAATGGCAGACGTATCGTAAAACCTATAATATGATAACTAACTTTGAGGAAATAACAAAGGAATTAACAGAGGACGAAAAGAAACTTGTGCCTATAATTATCAAGGGCTTAAGTACAAAGACAAAAGACAATCCTATCAAGGCTGCGGATATTGTTAATGCAATAAACGAAAATAAAAATAGGTACGGCATCAAGCTATTTAGCGAACCAAGACTAAGGAAGATAATTAACTTCATACGATCAGAAGGCATACTTCCTGTTATGGGTACATCAAACGGATATTATTGCACAAAGGATAGGGCAGAGTTACTTAACCAGATTGAAAGCCTGACACAAAGGGCGGAGGCAATAATGACAAGCGCAAACGGACTAAAAAAATTTATATTATGAAAGTATTGGAATTGTTTGCAGGCAGCCGTTCAATAGGCAAAGCATCTGAAATTTTAGGCTATGAAGTTTTTTCAAGTGATTTAATTAATTTTGAAAAGATTGATTATGTTACAAGTATTTTAGATTTTGATATAAATAAAGTTCCATTTCAACCTGATATTATATGGGCATCCCCCCCTTGTACGGGATTTAGTGTTGCAGCTTTAGGGCATCATTGGACAGGAGGAAAAAATGCTTACATACCTAAAACAGATACTGCTAAACTTGGTATTGAATTAGCAAAAAAAACAATAGAAATAATTAACTACTTTAAGCCTAAATACTTCTTTATTGAAAACCCCAGAGGTTTATTGAGGAAAATGGATTTTATGGATAATTTCAAAAGACAAAGTATTACATATTGTCAATATGGGGATACAAGAATGAAGCCAACTGATATATGGACTAATAGCGAAAAATGGATTCCAAGACCTATGTGCAAGAATGGGGATAGTTGCCATATTGCTGCTCCAAGAGGATCAAGAACAGGAACACAGGGTTTAAAAGGTTCTTATGAACGAAGTAAAATTCCAGAAGATTTATGTTTAGAAATTTTAAAATCGTGTAAATAAAACTATCTATGAAACAATTAATTGACCTTCGGGATTGGGTGGATCAGCAATGTAAGACAGGGCAGCCCTTTACTTGCGCAGATGTATTAAATAAGATTGATGAAATCTTAGAATCTGATAATGATATTGAGGAACTTTTAATAACTTCGTGCTATGAAATGGAATAACATTAGCGTTTGGCAGTATCAGAATATTGTAAAAACACTTGCAAATAAACAAGACGACGAAATAGAAAAGTCGTTTAAACTTATAGGCATTGTTTACAATATGACTGAAAACCAGGTAGATAGCTTAACACAAGCGGAATACAAGGCAAAGCTAAAGGAATGCGATTTTTTAAATAGTATGCCAGAGGGCAAACCTGTAAATGTTATAAAAGTAAATGGCAAAAGATACCGATTGATTTATGATGTTACAAGGATGCCATTCGGAAGGTATGTAGAAAGCAAGGCATTTGTAGGGGATATATACGGAAACCTGCATAAGTTAGGTGCTACAATGGTAATGCCACAAAAAAGGAATTGGCTTGGATTTTGGGTTGATGATAAGTACGACGCAGCAAAGCACGAAGATTATGCAGACGATATTTTACAAGCTAATTTTCAAGACGTTTATTTTTCGTTGGTTTTTTTTTATCAAGTATTCAGAAATTGGATAGAAGTTACAAGGGATTATTTGGTGACCAAAATGATGATGACGGGGCAGACGAAAGCCCAATGCAGCCAAGTGGTAACAGATTTATGCAGTATTTTGGATGGCATTATTCAGCCAAACTTATTGCCGACCACGAAAATATCAGAGTTGAGGAAGTTTATGACAGATTAACAATAGAGGCTTTAAATACATTGTCTTATCTAAAAGCAAAAGCGGATTACGATCGGGAGTTACATAGGAGTTTATAGATTTGTGGTTTACCCCTGCCTATATGGTGGGGGTTTTTTGTGCGGTATATTTAAGCCGTTTATCTATTTAAAGATATGAGTATTAGTCAAGCACAGGCAAAGGCGATAGCAGATGGCTTTTTAAGCACATTAGGGGAACAAAGAACTGTTACTCCTGATATGCCTGTAATTGAAGCAATCCTTCTAAAATACGGCGCAGAATTTCAACAGGAGGCTATCGATAATTTGAACGCAAACAAATCAATTGCATCTGGTAATATAGCGGACATAAGATTTCAGGTTACTAAGTTTGGCACTACTTATACTTTGTCAATGGGTTACCCTAAGAATGAGCCAGCATCTAAGTATTGGGATTTTGTCAATCAAGGGGTTAAAGGAACTAAAAACATAAAGGCAGACGGCAAAACGCCATACGCTTTTAAGAGTAGTAAAAAGTCAATACCTGTATCAGTTGTCGAGGGGTGGCTTAAATACAATAAACTTAAAACAGTTGCAGTAAAAAAATATAGCAAGCTCGGAGTAGAATCAAAAGCAATAGACAGTAAAAAGAGTTTAGCGGCTTCAATAGCAAAGTCAATACATAGGAAAGGTTTAAGATCAACCAGGTATTTTGATAAGGCAAGGGATAGCGTATTTGGAACTGCTTTTGAAAAGGTTATGAGTGCAGCATTAGGATTTGATGTTGAAATAAAAATTAAACAAATAGCAAACGAAATAAAAGATGGCAATAACAATAGAAAGTAGTCCTGCAACTTATAGCAGTATGCACGACGACCTTTGGTTTGTAGCGAGTTCTACAAATGTAGGCGAAACTTCCTTTAAGTT